AAGGTTGAACAGGGGGAGTGGTTACCCTTTGTTTCCTTGGTTGGTTGGGAAGCGAGGTCAGATTTATTTCTGGCCTCGTTTTTTTTTTTGTTGACACCCCTTTTTGTTTCCGATATTGGTTATGTATCAACAGCCGATGGAGAAATGAAATGGCTAAAAAACAGAAGACTGAATGGGAAATCCGTACCGAAAACCGAATCAACATTTGGAAGACGCTATCCCCTGAACAAAAAGAAGCACTGCACGGTTTGCAAACTGCATGGGAAGAAATGCAGAGCAGTTACAGAGAGTTGTGCCATCCTCAGTTTGGTGACATTGTAAAGATGGACGATGCCTATTATAGATTACGCAACGTTTTGATTGAAGAGTAGGAGAAAACCGATGGCTACCAAACTAACCCACGCAGAGTATGCAGCCAAACACACAGAGATATTTGCTCGTATGTCTGCAAACTTTCTAGCCACCCCTTTGCCCAGTGACTGGGATACATGGGAAGAAGAAAAACTAGATAACTTCCTTAGTGACAACCACTGGCAACCGTTCGAGTATTGGGATGTCAACGATGTCTATGAGTTGATTGACCAGCTAACGATTGACGTTATGAACCTAATGGGATTGGAGATGGGTAAAGATGGCTAGTCCCTCATGGTATGTAATCCAACACCCATTCACCAGACCGGTAGTCAGCAACCCGTACCCATCCAGTTCGTTTGCCCTAGATGCAGCCGACAAGATACACGGTGAAAGACTACGCCGTGTTAGGGTTGCAGACAACGAGGTTTGGATTGGTGGAATTATTGTTTGCAGTCGCAGAAAAGCTATGGCATACAAATTTAAGATACAGGATTGGAAAGGAAGAGCCTATGAGTAATCGAGGCGATTATAAAGTCAGAGTTCGCATGACAACCGAACGTGAGGTAATTGTCAGCGCGGATGGTTTCGATGAGGCAGAAGCAAAAGCCTTGAGAGAGGCAGTAGCCCTAGTCGATGGGTATGATGCCGAAGTTCTTTGGGCGTTGGAGCATGGAAGCCTCAGTGATTGGCCTATAGATAGAGCAGATGACTAATATACCTAAACCAAAAGAAGCGACATGGAATACGGCAAAGTTGTACCGTGTGGATTTCTATGATATGAGATTACCAGTATCCGGCACACGGCTCGTCTGGGCTGTTGTCGGAAGGAAGTGGGTTCGCGTTTGCACCCCGATACAAAACAAGAAGTTTCGTATGCGGGTCAGTGAATGGGACAAAATGCCAACTGAGTTAATAGAAGAAGGAACCGAAGATGCAGCTAAGTAATGAAGAAATTGCAATCGTCTGGTCTGTGGATGATGTCAAGGTGGAATGTGATTGGCTAACAGACGACCAAGCCCTAGAGGTTTTGTTTGCTCTGAAGTCGCAGCACGACGCAACCATTGGCATCAACTGGGATGTCATACGTGACACCGCTGATTATATGTTTCCAGAATTTGGAGATGACGATGACGACCTTGACAACTAGACAGACCTGTCTTGTCTGTAACGGTAGCGGGATTTCCGAATACGACAAATTCTTTGTCGACTATGTAAACGGTGGCTGGATAGATAGCACCTACGGTAAGTGTGATGAGTGTGACGGTGAAGGGGAGTTGCACACCCTCACCGCACAATCCTGCTTGGATGCTTTGCGGTTTATCAGTGAAGCAGAAAAAATCCTGCAAGATGCAGACATAGTTGACAGCAAGTTAGATGACATATACGGTGCTATTCAAGAAGCGCACAAGGGACTGTGCGAATACATCAAGTATTATAACTACGATTGAAGGAACTAACCGATGATTGCTAAAGTTAAACCAAAATTTACAGACGACGAAATTTCGGATGCTTGTCTGAATTGCGCTAACAGTATGAATTTGGATATGCTGATATCCTTTGTTGCGGAAGAACTGTACGACTACTATACGACTAAAGCCGACCCTGATACCCTAGAATTTTTTATGAAGGAAAACGCTGATGGCTAAACAAACCAAACTTTGGATAGAATTAACGCCCACAGAAGCTAACGCCCTGATGGTTCTGTTGGATGGCGAAATGGAAAACCGTTTTAGATACGAGGGACTTGACCTCAAGGAATGGGAAACCCTCGACCTAGAAGCCTACAAGATACTGGCTTATCACAAGTTCAAGACATGGTACATGGAGAATTGTGATGGGTAAGGTCAAAGCTTGGGCAATGCAACTAGAAGAAGACTTTTGGTATCTTGCCAACAGTAAGATAGGCAGTTGTGAATTCTTTGGTGAGTTCATGCAAGAGATGGAACCGCACCGCGATTTCTTGGGCTTGCACAACGACAGAGAATATGCTGATATGTTGCGTGAAGCTTGGGACAACTACTGGAGTAAGTACATATGACAAGCACAATCACGCCACGATATCCCAACGCGGCAAACGACCCACGCCTGACAAACGTTGCTGACAAATGGCGAACCTTGAACAGACAAATCAGTGACAAAAACTGGAACGGTGAGCCGGTGACAAACGCGGAACGTGACAAACTAGCCACGCTAAAAAAGGAACTGAACGATGGCAAATTCTACACGCCAAACTTTTGACAAATCGCCCACGCTAAAACGTGACAAATCGACCACGCTAAACCCCGCATATCGTTGTGATGATTGCGGGGAACCGGCGATGGTTCGGGATGGTTCGCGGCTAGATTGTCCGGCTTGCTGGTTAAAAAAGCGCGGGCAGCAAATAAAACAACTTGACCATGCCGGTTTTTATCCTTAATGGTAGTTAATCGACCAACCAGTACAAGGAACCGAACCGATGAAAAAAGCAGATATAAACAAGCCAGCTAATACAATGTATCCCAAATCCGTTAAAATGCTGGCGGATTATTCGCACAAGGTTTTAAAGCAATCTAAAAATGCGAAGCTTTCCAAAGATAAATTACCTACAATTAAAAAAGGCAAGTTCGCGGGCTATGTCATTTATACCCTGACACTAGAAGAACGCGCCACCTGTCCCCGCTCGTGCTATCATTGGGATAATTGTTACGGGAACAATATGATGTTCGCGCACCGGTTGCAGCATGGCAGCGAATTAGAGCAGCGCATAAAAAATGAGATAGAAGAACTTTGCGCCACCTATAAAGGCGTGATTGTCCGGTTGCACATTCTGGGCGATTTCTATTCTGTCGATTATGTCGAACTGTGGCAGCATCTCTTGACTAAATTTGATAATCTGGCGGTCTGGGGTTTTACCGGCTATGAGCCAAACAGCGATATCGGGCTTGCCCTTCGTGCGGTTCGCGGCGTGTTCGGGGAACGTTTTTCCGTACGCTATAGCAACGCACCAGATTGGCAATTCAGCGCGAACAGTGCCGACCTATACAAACCAACCAAGGGAAAATCTATTGTTTGTCCTGAACAAACCGGCGCGGCGGAATCGTGTGCGACCTGTACCTTGTGTTGGTCAGCACCGGATAAACAAATCTTGTTTGTGACGCATTGAACAAATGACAAATCAACCACGCCAAACTTTTCTTTCTGGGGCTTGTGTGCGCTTGCGGTATCCTTGGTGGTTCGGGGGGACTGGGCGCGGCATGGGCGGCGGTGGCAGCGAGTCGCGGGGCTGTCACCACTTTTTTATCTGATTTTTTTGTTGACCGGTTTGGCGGGGGCTGGCATAAACAAATCAAGGCAGGTAGCAATTACCATGCCAACAACCAGTAGAAGGAACATTAACCATGTTTGATTTAGTAATGACAGAACCGCAGGCAAAATTTATTGAGCGGGCAAGGGGCAGCTATGAATATCAGCACAGCGACCCCGCGAACGTCTCACTGTTTACAGAACTTGGCGCGGTTCGCAAGGTACCCGTCGAAGCTTTGCGCCAAACTGTTGAGGGTTCGGCGTTAATTGAGGAACCGGTTCCGATGCCTAACTATTCGGCTCTACAAAACAAGGCGACCGGCGATATTTTGGACGTTGCGCCGGTTGGGAAATCTTACCGGCTCGAACCTCACGACCAGCTATTCGAAAAACAAGCCGATTTATTGAGCCAATCAGATTTGCCGCTTGGTGATGTTTCCGTTGTCGATAGGCTCTATGAAGGCGGGCTTCGAGCGCACCGCACCATTCACTTTAACGACCTACAAACGACCATTGGGGATAGCAGTGACTTGGTTCGGTGCCGCATGGATATTTTTAACAGTGTAGATAAATCTTGGTGCTTTCAAATATTCAGCGGGGCTTATCGTGACTTGTGCCGAAATACCTTGGTTTTTGGCGGGGAAAAATCCTATCACCAAAAGGCGAAGCATACTAAGAACCTGAGCGTCGAAGCGATGATAACCAAGGCGGGCGGTTCATTGGATATGTGGACAAGCCAGCGCGACCAAATGCGGGCTTGGCAGGGTTCGCGGCTATCTGATGAGCAGTTTGCGAACATCCTCAAGGAATCCATTTGTGCTAAGACTGGGCGGGCAGCAAATGCCGGTATTGATACCGGTGTTAACGAACGCCTAATGAATGCGCTGCTTTATTTGTTCGATAAGGAAAAGCCAGAACTGGGCGGCACAATGTGGGCGGCCTATAATGCCTTGACCCACTGGGCAACGCATACGAACGAAACTGTAACGAACTTGGAAACCGGCAAAGAATACCAGACCGGCAAAAAGACTGCCAAGGTTTACGACGTGCAGCGGAAACGAAACGAGCAGGTAAAGCAGGTTTTGAACAGTGCCGCTTGGCTATCGGTGGCAGCATGATTGAAACCGTGTTAATTTTCGTAATCTTCTTTTTAATATAGGGGTTCAAAAAATGACCATTATCGAAATCAAAATTGCAATCCGTAAATCCTTGGACTTGCTGGCAAAGGCAGCCATGGCGGGGGATAATGAAACAGCCGGTAAACATTTCGATGAAATTATGATGTTGACCGATAAGTTGGGGGAACATTGCTAACCATGGAAGCCCTCTATGTAATTTATCGCAGTCTGACCGTGCTGTTGATAATCGTGATAATAACAGCGGTCTATCTTTAAACCAACCAACGCCCGATGGGCAGAAAGAACCACAGAAATGACTAAATCAATCGAAACAATCCGCGCATCACTTGCAAATGACCTTGTTGACGCTGAGGCGGCTATCCGTGCCGATGAGCGGGAAAAGGCCACAGAAGAAGCAACCCGCATCTGGCGCGGTTATGTTGCCGAATTAGAGGCCAGCTATGCCAAGCGCGATAAGGAATGGGGCGAGAAACTGTTGCGGATATTTGAAGACCGCAGCGGGGAAGATACCAGCCGCGAACAGGTGAAGAACCCGCGCAATCTTTGCAGGGGACATTACCGCATCATTGCAGAACTCGAGCGGGGTTTTGTTAATGTTCCGTATTTGCGGGGATTGCTTGGCTATAGCCGGTGGACTTTGATGACCTATATTAACGATATCCGACGGCATGGTTACCAGATAGAAACCAAGGGCAGCGGGCGCAGTGAATACCGGAAACTTTACCGGCTTGCATCATAGCCGCGAACATGGCATAACAATGGGGACGGGGCAGCTTGTCCCCATTAACTTTAGAGAAGGAAACCGAACCATGTCTTTTAAAACTTATCTCCAGAACGTCGGTATTGTTGATACTCGCATCTTTGCGTTGCATTGTGCGGTGAAAAGCTTGCACTCTGCCGTTGCATCTATGGATTTAAACCAGCGGGCAATTTTGGACGAACACTGCCCAGAACTGATGGCAGCCGCGAACCGCTTCGGGCAATTAGAGAGCGGGCTGGCTATCTTCGAAGGAACCCAGCCAACATTCATAAGAACCTTTGATGACCGCGACCCATTCACCCGCGCAATGCAGCTTGTCGGGGTTCCCGCGAACCAGTAGGGTTACCACTTCCTCCCTTTGGGTAACCCAGCCTTGCCCCCCTTGCCCTAGTCGGCGGGGGGGTTTTTTTGTGCCGGTTATATTAATGGGCGGTAACCGGCGGTTATCCCTTGGTTATTCTTGGTGGTGTTGTCGTGGGGATTGTATGTATTCTGTAGACCGAAAGGCCACCCCCCAAGCTATCTGGCATGACAAATCGACTACACGGGCGCGGGCGCGGGCATATGTTCGCGGGGTTTAGTGTGTGTTCGCGGGGTTTGGTTACCGGCGGCGGGCTGCAAGGTATCGGCGATATGGACAAACAAGATAAAAATATGGCTCGTGTGCGGGTACGCGAGGGACACCCCACCCCCCCGGCATTTGCTATGCAAACCCGACATATTTTTTCTACTTTTTAGGTTATCGATATGGTTAATTTGCGAACCATTGGGGAAACCCCGCCCCCCAAACAGAAAACCCCCCGCTGGGCGAACCAACAGGGGGGTCATTCATGTAACTTTGCGAACCATTGGGGGGAAACCGGGGGGCTTGGGTGTGTATAGGGTTTACCCCGGCAGGTCTTGGACCTATGGTAGCGTCATTTTCCGCATTTGTCAACACCTTTTTTTCATTTTTAGTTATTTTTAAGTAAATCATGTGGAAAACGGGTTGACACCGGTTCCAAAACCCCTCATAATACAGAGGTATGCCACATGTTCGCGGGAGAACACCATGTTCGAAGCTGCCCTACTGATATGTTTAGCTGCAGCACCCCAAGAATGTGTTGAGTTGAACGACACACGAGGCCCTTACACCAGTAAAGCTGACTGTATGCGTCGTGTCGACGAAATGGCGGAGTTCGCCACAAGTGTAAATCTCTTTAAACTAGATATAAAGTGGAAGTGTACCGCCCTAAAAGGCGTACCATCTTAAATCTCCATGAACTTATTACCCCAAACAAATAAGAAACCTGCCCTAACTGAAAAGCAGGAGCAGTTCCTAGATGCCCTGTTCGAAAACAATGGCAATATGACCGTTGCTGCCGAACTCGTGGGATATTCCCCTAAGTCAGTTACGTGGCTAAAGGAACGTCTAGCCGATGAAATCATCGAACGGACAAAGACCATGTTGGCGAGCCACTCCCTGCAAGCCGCGAACAAGTTGGTTAGCCTCGTGACAGCCATAGATATAGAACGCGGGGATGAACTACGCATGAAGGCAGCGGAAAGTATCTTAAACCGCGTCGGTATCGCAAAACAAGAAACAATGAACCACAACGTACAGGCAATCCACGGGGTTGTCTTGTTACCACCCAAGAAAGAGGTCGTCATAGACGGATAAAGATTATGGATTCATCAAAACAAATTATGCAAAGTAACATTCAGGATATGGATGATAAGGAATATGCTGCGTTCATCAGCCGGATGCTACAGCAAGCAGAAAGCGATGCCGAAGCTGGTAAGATTAAAACCATGTACGATAAGATTCGTGCGGGTAAAGCCAAGGGCGGCAAGGTTCGCGGCTACGCATATGGCACCAAAAAGGGTGGCGTGAAGAAGATGTCATCTTGCCGTGGTCGCAAGGCCAACTATAAGGAGTAGGGTCATGTCGGAAGAAATTGACAACCTAAAAAAACCTACACCTGCACAGTTTAACAAGGCTGTTGACAGGGGTCTCAAAGAAATGCAAGACCGTATTAAGTTTCTATCAAAGAACATATCGGGCGCACAAACTGTTTCGAGTGGTATGCTGGGACAGACAAGAATGGGTGTAGAGACTCAGACTGATTATAAAAAACAACTAGAAAAGCTAGAAAAAGATTTTGAAGAAGCAAAAGCTGATTCAGCCCTAGCTAAACAAAACTATCCTAAAGTCTATCAATCAGGTGACTTCCCTCTATTATCCCGCGAACCAGATAAGGCTGTTCAACGCTGGCCTTACAGTTCGATTCTTACACGCCCCCAGCGAGGTCGTAAAGCGTCTAATAGCCAAGAGAAAAGCTAACCCGTGGCCCCACGCAAACGTGTCCTAGTCCCCCCGAACCCAGAAGACTTAGGCAAGGTCGGAAGACCTAAGAAAAGACCCGGTGAATCCAAAACCACTTACAACATAAGTGACCGGGAACGTGCGCGACGTTCTGTACAGATGAAGTTGCGGAATGCAAAGAAGCAACAACAGCGAGAAGAAACCCGTGTTGCTCGTAAGCGCAAGAAGGTCAAAGACCTAACGGCTGCTGCCAAAAACATCGAAAATGCCGTGAACGGCAACAAGACCCGTGTTATAGACGCGGCTGACTTAGACATACTACCAAAAGCCGTAACGGACTTAATTGATGACACCCCTGTTATTTTCAAACCCAATGAAGGACCTCAAGAAGACTTTCTTTCGGCTTCCGAACAAGATGTACTCTATGGGGGAGCCGCTGGTGGCGGCAAGTCGTTTGCTCTACTTGCTGACCCCCTACGCTATTGCCATAATACCAATCATCGTGGGCTACTTCTAAGACGTACCCTCGACGAACTAACCGAACTCATCGACAAATCGAAGCAGCTATACCCCAAGGCTTTTCCCGGAGCTATCTTCCGCGAGTCAAAGTCGACGTGGGTGTTCCCGTCTGGTGCAACCATGTGGTTCACGTATCTCGACAGGGACAAGGATGTTACCCGTTTCCAAGGACAGGCGTTCAACTGGATTGGTATCGACGAAATAACCCAATACCCAACAAGCTACGTCTGGGATTATTTGCGTTCTCGTCTTCGCTCCACAGACCCTGAATTACAAAGTAGCCTAACCATGCGCTGCACAGCTAACCCCGGCGGTGTTGGCGGCTGGTGGGTTAAGAAAATGTACATTGATGCCCACGAACCAAACAAGGCGTTCGGGGCCAAGGACCTAGAGACGGGCCGTACTTTCGTGTGGCCTGAAAACCACCCAAAAGCGGGTCAGCCTCTGTTCTACCGCAAGTTTATTCCAGCACGGCTGACTGATAACCCCTTCCTGATGGCAGATGGTCAATACGAGGCCATGCTTCGGTCACTCCCAGAAGTCGAGCGTAGACGGCTTCTCGAGGGGGATTGGGATGTTGCGGAGGGAGCCGCCTTCCCCGAATTTTCAAGGACACGACATGTGGTCGAACATTTTGACCTTCCCACGAACTGGCCCCGCATACGAGCCGCCGACTACGGCTACTCGTCGCCGTCGTGTGTTCTGTGGGGTGCTATTGACTGGGATAACAATATTTGGGTTTATCGCGAATTATACGTAAAACACTTGACAGCAGAACAATTAGCTGATAAAATATTAGAATGTGAAGAGTTAGACCCTACACCACACTACACGGTCTTGGACTCTTCCTGTTGGAACAAAACCGGATTCGGCCCTTCAATCGCAGAAACTATGATGAGGGCCGGGGTTAGGTGGACTCCCTCAGACCGCAACCGTCTTCAAGGAAAAATGGAACTACACAGGCGGCTTGCTGACGACCCTTACTCCAACGAACCCCGTATGCGGATTTTTTCCAGTTGTAAGCATATCATTGCACAGCTATCAGGCATTCCACTCTCCAAAACTAACAGCGAAGATGTAGACACGCGAGCAGAGGACCATGCCTATGATGCGTTGCGATATATGGTTATGACGCGAACATCTGGTTATCAATCTATACATAAAACGCTTCAGGGGATAAAGGACCAGACCTTTAAACCTTATGATGCTACCTTTGGATACTAATGGCTGACCTCGACCCCAAAACCGCTACTCTCCGTGAAGTTGCTGAATCCTACGCTGAGAAGTCGAAGCGGGGTAAGGCGTTTGTTACTTCTTCATTACAATTCTTTAAAGACATTGCAGATGAACCCGGCTCCGCCCTACGGCTGTTCGAAAAGGACCCCGAAGGAAACACCCTTCTTTCAAAGACCTTTAAAGGCACTGAGGATACATCGACTGTAAAGACAGCGATGCAAAACCTTCGCCAAGTCGGTTTAACCTTGAAGGGTTCGCTTGGTCCTGACACACCAGAATACAAGCTGTTGCCAGACAAGGCTCCGAACACAGATTTAAACAATCGTATCTTCGGACGTAGCGAACCGGCAAAAGCCGTATCAGAGGTTGCTATCAACCCAGATAAAGCTAAGATGAGCCAACTGTTCGCGGGTGTCGCCAAGTATCTTGACAACCCTAACACCAGAGCTATTGCCCAAGCAATCATTTTTAACCTCAATACCGGTCTTCGTCCTAACGCTGCTGCCGGTCTTCAGGTAAATGCCTACAAGCCAGACAGCGGTGCAATCTACATCGAAGCAGAAACTAAAGGTGCCAAGGGTCGCGCTGTGAACATCCCTTTGAACCCGATTGCAGATAGCATCTTACAAGAAAACCTAGCTGCTGGCAACAAAGAAAACTTTTTTGTCAAGCCAAATGGTAAAGTTGTTACATCTGCAGACATGACAGACTTGTTAAAAGATGTCAAGGTCAAGGATATTGCTTTTGATGCCAGTACAGGCCGTTATTTCGACAGCTTGGCTCCTGCAGGATTCTCTGGTAAGAAGGGTTCAGCCCTTATACGTAACATCCACGCTACTGTGGGTCAATCAATTGGTATAGACCAAGACCGCCTCGCTTATTTGCAAGGTCGTAGTCTAAAATCAGCCGGTAAGAGCAGCACAGGTGAACTGACAACTTATCAGCAGGCATTTCCGGGTGCAGTTGGTGAGGTTGACCGCCAGAATGCCAACATGTTCGCAGAATTTTGGGGAACTGCTGCCAAGGATGCCGGTTTCGATATCCAATCCAAAATCCCGATGCCAGAAACTCGCATCACAACCCAAACCGCAGGATATGAGGGCTACTTTGACCTTCCGGTTCGCGAAGAGGTTCCTGTTTCGAAGCCAACCAGCGCATCGCCTGAACCAAAGACATTTGATGACTTATCTGACACCACAAAAGGTTTTTTAGACCGGAACGGTATCGACTTCAATAATTTGATTAAGAACTTTGGCAAGAAAACTCTCAAGGTAGTAGGTGGCGCATTGGCTATAGAAACGGTTCGCCAAGCGGTTCAAGAACCTGCTGCGTTTGCTGCAGAAGTTGGATTAGAAACAGGCGCACGGGCTTTAGGTCTTGCTGCTGCCCCAGCCGCTGCAGTTCCGATGATGCTCGCTCCTAGCGAACTAGCTTCAGGCGAACTCCGCCCCGAAGAGCAGCCGTACGACCCCGCTGGTCCCTACGCCGGACAAGACTTCATCCCTGCCCCAGAAGTAGAGCAGCAGGGAACTTCACGAACAGACATGGCACGTATCGCCACAGAAGATACGGGATTTATTCCCGAACCTGACAGGGTTCCTCAAGCCGCCCCTGTTGAAGAACAAGGCTTTTTATCTAGATAAGGAGAGTACCATGGATAAGATGGGTGCCGCTTACATTATGAACTCCGACAAAACATCTGTTGATGACCAAGGTGGTGCAGCCAAGCTGTATCGCGAAGGTCTTGAGTTCAACACAATGGCAAAGCAAGGCGTTCTAACTGAAGACATGCCGAAGAAGATGACTAAAGCGGCAGTTGACCCTTCAGTGATGAAAATGGCTGAAGAACGCGACTACTAAAATCAGATGTCAGAAGATAACTTTCTCCAACCAGCCGACGACACTACAGTTTCGGTTCACGCCCCAGAAGAGCAAATGCCGGGGCTGGCTGCATATGTAAAGTCACGGTTCGAAGATGCTGAGAACGGGCGTTACGCCCACGAACAGCGTTGGCTTCAAGCCTACAAGAACTTTCGGGGTATCTACGATTCAACGACCCAGTACCGTGATTCAGAACGGTCAAAGGTCTTTGTTCGTATTACCAAGACAAAGGTTCTTGCAGCGTTTGGTCAAATCATCGACATCCTGTTCGCAAACAAGAAGTTTCCTCTTGTTGTGGAAGCTACTCCCGTACCGGAAGGTATTGCGGAGTTTGCTCACATGGAGACCCCTTTGGACCAGATGCAACCTCAAGACCCCTACGGGTTTTCAGGTGATGGTCGCGAACTGGCTCCGGGTGCTTTGAGTGCAAAGCCCGGTGGTGATTTTCTTGGTGGACTATCCGGTAAGTATGGACAGCTTCCACTAGCTGAAGGCCCCGCCCTCATGGGGGAGCCTCAAATCAGCCCTGCCCAAGAAGCTGCCCTTCGTATGGAAAAGGTTATTCACGACCAGCTAACTGACACGAACGCAGTCAACGTGATGCGTAACGCTGTGTTTGAATCTGCCCTTTTGGGTACGGGTATCGTAAAAGGTCCATTTAATTTCTATAAGCGTGTTCACAAATGGGAACGCGGTGAAGATGGCGAACGCTTTTACAACCCAGAAGAAAAGACCGTTCCACGGATTGAAATGGTATCAGTGTGGGATTTCCACCCTGACCCATCTGCTACTAGCATCGATGATTGTGAATATGTTATTCAACGTCACCGCATGAACCGCCAACAGCTTCGTGCGCTTATAAAGCGTCCTCACTTTATTTCTGAGGCAATTGAAGAGTGTCTTGCCAAGGGTCCTAATTACGAGGACAAATACTACGAAGATACTATTCGGGAAGACGAAACAGAGCCTTACTATCAAGGTAATCGTTACGAAGTTCTGGAATACTGGGGTGTTCTCGATTCCAAGATGGCTTACGAGGCTGGGTTTTCCGAAGCTGAAGATATGTCAGAATTTGATGAACTTCAGGTTAACGTTTGGGTTTGTGGCAATATGGTCATTCGCTGTGTGTTGAACCCGTTCACACCAGCCCGCATTCCGTTCCAAGTGTTCCCTTACGAAGTCAACCCTTATCAACTATGGGGTGTTGGCGTAGCGGAAAACATGGAAGATGCCCAGAAGTTGATGAATGGACATGTTCGTATGGCTATCGACAACTTGGCTCTTGCTGGCAACCTTGTGTTTGACGTGGATGAAGCTAGTCTCGTACCGGGACAGAACATGGACATTTTTCCCGGAAAGATATTCCGTAGGCAGTCCGGTGTTACCGGAACAGCCATCAACGGCCTAAAGTTTCCGAACACGGCTGGTGAAAACTTGCAGATGTATCAGATTAGCCGTCAGCTTGCAGATGAGGAGACAGGTATCCCATCTATCATGCACGGTCAAACAGGCGTAACCGGAACTGGGCGAACCGCTGCTGGTCTATCCATGCTCATGGGTTCGGCTGGTCTATCTATGAAGACCGTTATCAAGAACATCGACGACATGCTCCTGAAGCCTTTGGGCGAAGCCTATTTCCAATGGAACATGCAGTTCAATGAAGACGCAGAAGATATTCAAGGTGACCTAGAGATTAAACCACGCGGCGTTGCAGCCGTGATGCAAAAAGAGGTTCGCACACAGCGGTTAACTTCCCTGTTGCAAACTGTTGCGAACCCTATGCTCGCTCCGTTCATCAAGATACCAAACTTGATGCGCGAACTGGCTATTTCCCAAGATATCGACCCAGACAGCCTAGTCAACGATGCCAACCAAGCACAACTCTACGCACAGATGTTAAAAGGAATGATGGCAAATGTACAGCAAGGAACAGGCGAAGCTGGTGGGGCCGCTAGTGGCACAGCCGCAGGTATGGCAGGGGCTGGAGGCGTATCTCCTTCTCCTGAAGGAACAGACTTACAGGGGTCTGGTAACGGCACAATCGGAGTCGGAACTGCGCCAACTGCAGGGGAAAGCGGCTTTACTGGAAACACTCCTTCAGTTGAAGGTTAACCACGAGGCAATAGTTAAGAATGGCTCTTCCACCAACCACAACAACCAGTAATCCTTGGGGTAGTTTCTCAGCTAGTACCGTTAGCGTTGCTGGGGGTTCGTCTTCTGGAACAACGACAACAACAAGCCCGTCGCTTCCGACGATTTCTGCAGGTGACTACTTTGCTTCGCAGACTGCTATCCCTATATCTGAATATAGAAGTCGCCAAGTTAATTTTTATCAAGAGTTTTTAGATGTACCGTCTTTGACGGATACCGGCATTGATGTAGGTGATGGGGAAGATACCACAGAGTTACGGGAGTACGGAATCGCTGGAGAGCGAGGTGACGGTGGTGATACACAAGATGATGCTATTAACGCCTTGGAAGCTACAGGAATACGCACGGGCGAATCTATGTTTCCGGGGGGGACTGGCATTAGCTACAATACTGATTTGGAAACGGGCCACCATCAGTACAATAATTATTCCGATTATATAAAAGCTGAAAACCCGGTAGGCATGAAAGACCGTCTGGGGTTCATTGAAAATGTTATGGAGCCATTTGTACAAGGTAGATGGTCTGACATAAATCTTTCAGCAGGGTTTTCTTCCCAGTTAAATTCCACAATGGGAAATATAGAGGCCGCAGTGGACCCCACTAAAGTTTCTGGTAAAACGGCTATGAAAGGTATTTTCGCTGCTGCGGGCGCACCTATGGCTCTTGTCGGTTCTGCAATATTTAGCGACAAGACTGTTAAAAATGCCTTTGGTGAAATTAGTGCTAGACCAGATGGTTTTCTTGGTATTGTAGCCGATGCCGTTCATTCTCGTCAGTACAGTGATAGGTCTATTAATAGAGCAGTGATGGCTGCTCACACGACAGGTCCTATGGCTGGTGAGTTTATGACTGCAGGCGACGAAGAAACAGATGCCTATGGAAATCCGGTTGTATCTAGTCGCGGCTTAACTGGTGTAGATATTGGTTTTTCAATGAAGTTTGGTAGCGGCATTGGCTCTGGGGGTATTACCAGAAGAGCCGGAACTGCAGTTTATACAGGCAACATGCGTGGTTTGGATAATCAAACCCTTAAAAACATTGAAGCTGTTCAGAGAGGTTTTGTCCCCAACACCTTCGGCGGAACCTTTGGGTTCGATTACACGGGTAAAAATGCAGTTCGGTTCGAAGATGCCGGTTATTCTAATAACCTTGGTAACGGGGGGCGTTACACGGCTAGTGGAAATTACATGGATGCGTACGGTCGCACTTATGGATATGGCAGTGCCAAAGACCTTTCAGCCCTAGCCTCGACTAACGGTTTGACTGTAGACGAAGCTAAAAGTGTTTTGGACAAGGCTCGTAGCGGTAAAGGTACTGTTGCTGAAAATATTCAGAGCATAAAGAGTGAGAAAGCGGCGGCTGAAGCAGCTAGACAGGCGGCGGAAGCGGAAGCCAAAGCAGCAGCAGAACGTGCCGCCTACAGGGCAGAGCTTCAAGAGCGTATGAGCAGAGACGACGGCGGGGGTGGCGGATACGACCCCGGAGAATCTGCAGAGTCTTTTGGTGGTGTTAGCGATGGTTACGGCGGTGGTGATGCTCGTGGTGGTATGATTGAACATGGTCGTCCACAGAATCGTCCTACTGAACGCAACAGACAGAACTACGCCTTCGGAACCCCGCCAGCAGGGGTACAAGCCTCGCAGAGCGGTTTTATCGACGCTCCGCCATCACAGGTCACTGATGGGGCTAAAGTCGCTGACAATCGCCCTGACAGCGTTCCAGAGGGTACCTATGTTATAAATGCTGCTGCCGTCGAGTTCGCGGGAGAGCAGGATATCCGTAAAATGATTATGGATGCCCAGAAGGAAGCGATTCGCCGTGGTCTGTCTACAGACGACTTTGAGCGGCATTCAAACCTCGTAGATATTGCGGTGTCTAGCGGCGAAGTTAAGATTGCACCGCACCTAGTAGATATTATAGGCGAAGACCGCCTAGAAAAGATTAATAAACGAGGCATTCGGAAAACCGAACAGCGCATTGCAGAGAATGGACAGCAGCCTGTTCAAGCAGCGAGAGGCGGTTTCCTAGCCTAAAGAATCCGCTGGCTACCCACGAACCCGTGGCCCCAGCACAACCGGAGCGGCTACCCACAGCCATGTGGCCCCGCAAGTGAGGTAAATAAAATGGCAAAAGCAAGAGGCCACCGTGCCAACAAAGCAAACGACTCGTTCGGAACCGTCAACAATGATAGCCTATATCGTGGAAAGTACCGCGATGAAGTCTACAAAGACGAAGAAGATGAGGCGGATGTAGAAGCCCAAAACGATGCTGACCCCGTAGAAAACGAAGCGGCTACTCAGCAAAATGAAGCGGGCGATAGTTTCGTGGAACAAAAAAAAGAAGCTTCAGAGGACCACGATTACAAAAAACGGTATGACGACTTGAAACGTCATTACGATGAAAAGGTAAACGAGTTCAAAAACGAAATCGAAAGCCTCAGAAAAACAATGACAGAACGGGCGGCGGAAATGCCAAGAGGCGTGAACCCACCGCGAACAATGGAAGAACTGGAAGAGTTCAAAGAACGCTACCCAGATGTCTTCGAAGTTGTTCAGACAGTTTCAAGTATGCAAACCGAATCACAGGTTGCAAAACTCCGTGAAGAACTAGGGTCGATTAAAGAACGGGAACAAGCCCTAGAGAAGAAAAACGCCTACGAGCAGCTTCTCAGATTGCACCCCGACTTTAATGAAATCAAAACAGACCAGCAGTTCCTTTCATGGTTAGAGGAGCAGCCAGCTTCAATTGCAGAAGGTATCTACAAAAACAGTACCGATGTAAAATGGGCAGCACGGGTCATAGACCTCTACAAAGCCGACACAGGCTTAACGACTACAAAGAAGAAAACCAAATCTGCGTCTGCAGCAGAAGCCGTAACAAAAACCCCAGCACGGGAAATCAAGGCTGAAACTACAGATGGTAAAAAGATTTGGAAAGCTTCGCAAATCGCCAAGATGAAGCCGTACGAGTTCGAAAAGTTAGAAAACGAATTGGACGCGGCACGGTCTGAAGGGCGAATCGACTTCAACTCTTAATACTTAAACCTCAAAATGGAAGGAAAAGCAAATGGCTTTTAATTCGGCATCAGGTTACAATAACCTGCCTTCCGGTAACTTTACACCGGAAATCTTTAGCCAAAAAGTCCTCAAGTTTTTCCGTCGCGCTTCGGTTGCTGAAGACATTACAAATACCGATTACGCGGGGGAAATTGAGAACTTTGGCGATACAGTACGTATCATCAAGGAACCAACAATCACAGTCAGTGCATACTCACGTGGCTCAGTGGTTTCTCCACAAGACCTTGCCGACGACCAAACAACAATGGTTGTCGACCAAGCAAACGCATTTGCGTTCAAGATTGACGACATCGAAGAGCGTCAGTCACACG